AAGTCTCTATTATACCATAGTTCATATGCAAATGTACAGTTTAAAATTATTATAAATAACACTATAATTGCAGATTAAAGGAAATATGAGCATGGCTAGTTTAACAACTAACAAGAATTATCTTTCACCAACCGGTTTTAAGTTAACTATTAATCACCAACTTTACCCAAATTTAGAATATTTTTGTACAGCAGTAACTCTGCCCGATGTTACGTTACCTGAGGTTGTTACTGGATATAGACAAAACCAAAACATGGTTACTGGCGACAGAATCGTGTATGGTGATCTACCCATAACATTTGTTATAACTGAGAATATGGAAAACTATAAAGAAGCTTTTGATTGGATGGTGTTACAAACAACTACAGATGAAGTAAATACATCAGATGCAACGTTGTCTATTCTATCATCAAAGTTAAATGTAACAAATAATATAAGATTTCACAACTGTTTTCCAACAAGCATGTCTGCAGCTGAGTTTACGACTAACGGCGAGAGTGAGTTTCTTACTGCTGATCTTGTACTCAAATATACTACGTTTGAATTCGTAGCATAAGTATAACTATACAATTCTATAACATGGGTACACCTTTATGATTGACATTGAAATGATTATTAAACAGTGGGAAAAAGATTCTGAAATCGACGATATGAGACTTGATGATGCTTCTCGCGATTCAGCAAAGCTACATTCTAAATACTTATCACTCGTTTCTTCAAACAGACTCGAGCTGCGCAAGCGGGACTTAGATATGAATGTATTGCTAAAAGATAAATGGTTATGGTACAATGGTAAGATGGACAAGGCCACGATTGAGAAGCATGGTTGGTCGTATGATGCAATGGACGGATTGAAAGTACTCAAAGGCGACATGAATCGGTTTTATGATTCAGATCCTGATATACAAAAGCTACAAGCTAAGATTGAATACTTAAAGAACTCTGACGCGATACTGAAAGAAATTATGGATACGATTAGATTCCGTAGCCAGACAATAGGTAACATGATTAAATGGAGGCAGTTCACAAGCGGTGCTTAAACAGTGTTTTCTTGCATAACTAGCCCTAGTGTTCGTACATATAACGCTATATAACAAAATCGACTAAACCGTGGCCCTACAACTGTTGCTATCAATGACTCTCCTGGCCTATGTTTTTAAATACCTACATAAACTACAACTTATAATATTAAAAGGAATTAGCATAATGAAATATATACCCGGCGCAGATACCCCTCCTAGAATTCTTATACCTGGAGTGTCGACTTCAGCGAAACAAAATAAATTTATGCAAGATAACTATAAGAAATATCTAGACGATTACATCGGTATTTGGAATACCGACTACGATCCAATAGAACGTATCAAGTTCTCGTCAGCATCTGACCACATGTTCATGAATCAAGCTGTTATAGTTGAAAACGACACAGTCACATTCTCACATGTGAATGGTGTAAAAGATGATACAAACAAACAAAGGGCTGACCTGGACACCCGCATGGCTATAGGCTCGGTCACAAAGTCATACACTGGTGCGCTTGTTGAAAAATTCATTGACCTTGGTTATATTACTTCGCGTACTGCTCTAGCTACAGCATATTTAAATCCAACATATTCTTTCCCAGAAAACAATATAACTATTGACCAGTTGCTAACACATACATCAAGGTTAAGCGATATTCCCTACGATGTCAATGCAGTTTCTCCGACTGAAGGGCCTGCTAAGTGGGGATTTAACTATTTTAAAATGTATAGTCAAACTGGCCAAATTGCGGTAAGTGCAGCAAACATGCGATTAGACTTTGTATCTTGGTTTAAAGATTTGACTTTCCCTGGTACAACAGTCTTGCCGGGTCAAGTTGGCACGCCAGTGGCGACCACAATTGCCGTTGGTCAGTTCTCGTATTCTAATATGGGCTATATAATGCTTGGCTTGATATGCGAAGAAGCATATAAGAACGCAACAAGTACTACAAAATTACTTGAAACGTTATATAAAGAGTATATATTTGATGTGGTTAAAATGGATACTGCCTCAGCTGGGTACACAAGTGGTTATATTGAACAACCTTTCGATGCACGGAACTTGTTTCAAGGTTTGCCTACGACGAGAGCTGTTAATGAAGCACAAGCGTATACGTCATGGGATGGTGGTACTACTTACGGATTTCTTATGTACGCGGCAACACTAACGCATCCACTTGGTGTATTCTCTGCGGGTGCTGTTAAATCCTCGCCTTTGGATGTTGCTAAGTTTTTGCCAGCAATGTCAAAGGGTGCGCTGATGTCGGCGGCCGCTACTGAAGAATTTTTCAATGGTCGCGTTGATAGTACAGTCCAAATGAACAACTATGGAACCGTTCCTAATAGCGATCCTAATATTGGATCAACGTATGGTTCTGGTATTATTAAATTTCAGCTCAATGCCACTGTTGGTGGTGTTGCTGCACAACCAACAGGTAGAACACTTTACACCCATAGCGGGTTGCGAGATGGCTTTGTTGTTCATACCCTTTACGACAGAGTGCTAGATATAAGCGTCGTTATTACTGTTAACGTTGATTGGGCCTTTTTAACCACCAGCACCTTTACACGGAATATTTACAAACGATACGTAGAGACTTATCATGCTTCAGTTGTAACGTGGGACGTCGGTACATTATAAACATATAACAATTTGTAGCACATCTTTTATTAGTAAAGGAGGTGATATATCTAGTTCTTTTGGGGACTGCACTACAGGGCTCGCTTCGGCGAGCTCTTTTGTTTGTATAAGTAATATATTATGGACAAATTAATTATCAGCAAGATTAACAATGTGTTCATTCAAATAGAATGTGATGATGGCATTGCGATGGAACTTGCTGAGCACTTTAAGTTTCGTGTTCCCGGTTACCAATTCATGCCGAGTTTTAAGAATAAATTTTGGGATGGGTATATCCGTCTTTTTGACCGGCGCACACATCAACTGTATGCTGGGTTATATCACTACGTAAAAGAGTTTGCTGACGAACGCACATACGATATTGAGTTTATTGGTGATGGTACAGGGCTAATAACTAAACAGAAAATAGATTTAGACGAAATCCTTAAACCGTTAACGATCACTGCAGGTGGTAAACCAATTGAACTGTATGCTGAGCAAGTAACAGGCATTATTGAAGGGTTGACGAGCACTCGTGCATTGTTGCTTTCTCCTACATCATCGGGTAAGTCACTTATTATTTATGTGATGATTCGCTACTTTCTCGATATGTACGACGACGATATACTGTTGATCGTACCCCGAACATCCCTGGTTGAGCAAATGTATTCTGACTTTGAAGATTATTCTGAGCAGGATCCTTTCAACGTTGAAGAGAACTTCCATAAAATATATGCTGGTGCAGATAAGAATAACTTTAAACAGCGAGTTGTTATATCAACTTGGCAAAGTATTCGCACACTGAAGAAACCCTGGTTTCAAAGATTCGGTATGGTTATCGGTGATGAAGCACATGACTTTCAAGCGAAGAGTTTGACGGGTATCATGGAGCGTTGCACTGAAACAAAATATCGCATTGGTCTTACTGGTACGTTGAACGATTCAACAACACACAGACTTGTGCTTGAAGGGTTATTCGGAAAGGTAAACAAGATAACGACAACCAAGAAGCTAATGGAACAGGGCAAGGTCGCTAAGCTCAAGATTCAAGTCCTGTTGCTTAAATACAAAGATGCAGTTCGTAAGGCCTGTGCTCGTTTATCGTACCCTGACGAGATCGATTTGATCGTCAGCTTGGAAGAAAGAAACAAGTTTATAACTAATCTTGCATGTGATCTGAAAGGCAATACACTTGTGCTATTCCAATATGTTGAGAAACATGGTAAACCTTTATTTGAAATGATTAAAGAGAAGGCTGGAGAAAACCGCAAAGTTTTTTACGTCTCTGGTGAAACTAAGGTTGACGTTCGCGAAGGTATTCGTGCCCTGGTTGAAAAGGAAAATGATGCAATTATCGTAGCGTCCTTCGGTACGTTCTCAACTGGTATTAACATTAAGCGCGTGCACAACATTATATTTGCTTCTCCATCAAAATCGATTATTAAGATACTGCAGTCGATTGGTCGAGTACTCAGACTGAGTGGCGATGGTATTGACAGCACAGTTTATGATTTGTCGGATGACATGTCGTGGAAAACTCATAAGAACTATGCGCTGAAGCATGGTAAGGTTCGTGTTGATTTGTACAGCAGAGAAGAATTTGCATATACGATACATGAAGTAGATTTGTGAATGAATCGCATGAAGTACTATACACAAAGGTATAAGTAATATTATGAATAAAAATAATACAGAAGAAGCATACGAAGATTTAAAGTTACAGCAATTTAAACTGGCCAATGGTGAAGACATTGTGGGGTTTGTTATAGCTGAAAGCGAATACGCATTTATCGTTGAGATGCCACATTTGCTTGACATTACTGACGGCGTTATTCGAATGCGACCATGGTTCGAAATGTCAGACCAAACACTATTCAAAATAGAGAACCGCAACGTAGTGCAAAACGTAGAACTAGTTCCAAGCTATAAAGAATACTTTCTATCTGTTATTATTGATGGCAACGTTGCTGAAGATCATCATGCTGCAATTGATGATGATGAAGACTGGGCAGAACAAGAGATCGATGAGATTGAATTAGCACAAGCTATGGCAAAGCCACGTATTGTTCATTAACTATAGCAACATGCCTGCGGCATGCAACGCTTCGCGTTGTATTGTTATTGTGTTATACTATAGTCTATATCTATCTAGCTTTTGCCGTATACACTATTACTTATACGTTCCAGCCTATTTTCAGACCGCTTTTAGGCAAATTAGTTCTAAGTCCCTGATTTATAAGGGTTTTTAGTTTTATTCCGCTTCCGGTCACCACTGTAAGCCCATGATTCACAACAACTTATTAATTCAAACTAAAAACCCTTACAGATCAATGGCTTACTTAAGCTGCTGATTTCTAAGGGGTTTTAACTGTGTACAAGCGCCCGCTTTTAGTGGTATAATATCTCTATTGAGTGGGAACTGTCATGAAAGACAAAATCAAATTTAAAACGAAGAAGATGCCTGTTCGGAAGAATACTCCGAGCAATGCGCTCACACGCATCTTTGTTGACAAAAAGCGTGAAGCCAAAAAGCGTGGTTTCAAGGACGATGAGTAATGAACAAACTATTTATAAATCCTGAAACTGGCGAACCATGGCTGGATATGGATAGCGAAGAATTAAAGAAATTGGTCAAGGCGACAATGGACGAAATTGATTTATTCGATGAAACTGAAGAAGACGAATAATGGCAACTGAGGCTGAAGTTAAAAATAACCTAGAAGTTATTCTGCTTGCTGCAGAGTATTGTCGCACATTGCAGGAACGTGGAGTTAAGCGATCAGTTTATAATAAAACTCTTCGTGAAGCGATTCACTTTTTGTGGGAGAAGCGACATACTTCAAACAAGGTTAAAGCAGCAGCATATCGTTCTGTCAACGCACGTGGCAAAACATTTGGTAAACGCGAAATCGTGTACGACCACGCCAAACCATATGTTGAAACTATGGAAAAGATTCTCAATGCTGATAAACTCGATGTTGATATTCTTCGTAAAATATTAGAAGACAATATCATTGTGTGTATCATCACCACTGAAGAAAACAAAAGACTTGATAGCCTTGGCCTACGTTCAGTAATGCCTGAAGGTGATGATCCAAACGATCTTCTGTCTCGTTATAAGGCAGCGGAAATTATTATAGAAAGAAACGAGTAAATATATTATGAAATCATGGAAAATTATACAAGAGCTCGAATCAAACGGTTCAAAGATCTTTAAGCAAGAAACGATTGCTGAGCACATTGACAACGAAGACTTTGTTGAAGGTCTTCGCTTAGCACTGGATCCGCTGACAACGTTCGGCGTTAAGAAAGTGCCTGTTGCTGAAGTTGATGGCAAAGGTTTAACTCACGCTAAATTCTGTGTATTGGCCGAAGCACTTAAGTTGCGGAAGCTGACAGGGCATGATGCTCGTGATGCTATTGAAGCAGCAAAAGATTCTTCCAATGCTGAAGCGTGGAATGATTGGTATCGCAGAATCTTGTTGAAAGATTTGCGCGCTGGTTTCTCTGCAAGTACTGTCAACAAAGCGAAGAAGAAAACTATACCCCTGTTTGAAGTTATGCTTGCTAAAGATGGTGCCAAGCACCCGAAGAAATTAGTCGGTGATGTTCTTATTGAAAACAAGTATGATGGTGTTCGCGCTGTTGTGATTGTTGAAGATGGTGTAGCTAAAATGTTTACACGCAGTGGCAAGCCTTTGAATAACTTTCCACACGTAACTAAAGCACTCAGTGACGAAATTTATAACGGGTATGTGTTTGACTCTGAAGTTATGAGTTCTGATTTCCAGGCACTTATGAAACA